ATCAAGTGGTATGGCGGTGCTGACTTGTCGAAGCTCCACGACCTCACGGCTGCGGCCCTGTTTGGTCATTGGAAAGAAAAGAACATTGACATAATAATCACGCACGGATTCTTCCCGGTCACAGCTGCAGCTCAAAAGGCTGAAGAAGACCAGATTCCGCTATTCGGATGGAAGGATGACGGATGGCTGACGATGGCCAACAGTCCGACGGTCAACACCGACGATGTTGTTAAGTGGTTCATCGATATGAGGAATAAAGGCTTCAAGATCGTCCAGGTCGGCCACGACAGAAAGTTCGCTCGTGAGTATGTCATAGGAATGAAAAAGGCTGGTTTTAATGTAATCGACCAGCCACAGTATTATTACTTGAAGTCTGAAGGATTCAGACATATAGAGAAATCCGCAAAGGATAAGAAACTCTATTATCTTCATTCTGAAGCTTACGAGTATTGTGTGGCCAACGTTAAGGCCATAGAGAAAAGTGATGACATGATACAGTTCGAGAAGGTCGATAAGCAGATGCGTATCGACCTTTTTGATGCGAGCGTGTTTGCTTGCGTCCGATATTTGAATGACTTGGAGAAGCCTAATCTGGTTTCGAACTGGTTTGGAGGAAGTAAATGAGTAAGAAGTCCTCGACAATTAAAAAGCGAAGCGATTCAGCTACGCAGGCAGCAATCAAGAAGGAAGCACAAAAGCAGCTGCTCGCACTCATCAAGGATGGTGATATTGAATGTGCCGGTTATACTTCACTCGACCAAGATCCGACTATCCTGACTGCTTGTCAGGTCATAGCGACTCTGGTCGGTCTGGTGTCCTGGCATATCATGGAAAACTCCGAAAACGGAGATAGAAGGATCAAGAACGAACTGTCGAGAAAGATAGACATAGATCCTAACAGCTTCCTTACAAGAGCTGACTTCTATGAGGCAATCGCTATGAATATGCTCCTTTACGGAGATGGAAACGCAGTTGTAAGACCTCACACAGAGAACGGATATCTCCGAGATCTTGAGGTCGTTCCGATGAGCCGTGTTTCATTCATGCCTGATGACATCCTCGGTTATGGATATTGGATTCTGATTGATGGTGTTAAGTATGATCCGAAAGATCTCTTACACTTCAGACTTCATCCCGATAAGAATTATCCGTGGAAGGGAACAGGCATCAGAGTTGCGATCAAGGACATTGCCAACAATCTGAAGCAGGCAGCTCACACGGAAAAGGCTTTCATGTCATCCGATTACAAGCCTCCGTTGATCGTCAAGGTTCAAGCGATGGGTGAAGAGTTCCAGAAGCCTGAAGGTCGTGAAAGCATAGCAAACGACTATCTGAAGACAGCCAAGTCCGGACAGCCCTGGATAATTCCTGCAGAGCAGATGGATGTCACGAGTGTTAAACCTCTGACACTCCAGGACCTTGCGATCTCTGACACTGTCAAGATGAACAAGGAGACAGCAGCTTCGATCGTCGGAGTTCCGTCGTTCCTTGTCGGAGTCGGAGACTTCAAGAAGGATGAATACAACAATTTCATCCAGACAACAGTCAAGCACATTGTCGAGAAGATCCAGCAGACGATGACGAAGGGAATACTTCTCTCACCTAACTGGTATATCAAGGGCAATGTGTGGGCCTTGCTCGATTGGGACGTTCAGCAGATCACTTCCGTATTCACTGCAATGGGTGATCGTGGCTGGGTAACAGGTAACGAAGCTCGTGACAGGATCAACCTCGAACCGAAGGAAGGTCTTGATGAGCTCAAGGTTCTTGAGAACTATATTCCGGCTGATATGTCCGGCAATCAGAACAAACTAAACGGAGGCAATTAAGAATGAAGACAGTCAGGTCGATTTTGGAAGAGCATCCCGATATGAGGGTATTACAGCTCAGATCGGGAGAATTTAAGACGAGGGAAGACAGCGAAGAGATGACCATTGAAGGTTACTTCGCTGTTTTTAATAGCAACTATGAAATCTGGGAAGGTGCATCCGAGTCCATCGCTCCGGGAGCTTTCACGAGTTCCGTTGGAGGGGATATCAGAGGACTGACCAATCACGACACGACTCTGGTGTTGGGCCGTACTAAGGCTCACACACTTGAGCTCAAAGAAGACTCTCACGGACTGTGGGGAAAGATCACTATCAATCCGAAAGACAGTGATGCGGTAAACACTTACGAGAGAGTCAAGCGTGGCGATGTTGACCAGTGCTCGATAGGATTCATGATCCGCAGCGAAGAAACCGACTTCGGAGCTGACGGTTCTATCCATTGGACGATCACGGATGTCGAACTTTTCGAAGTTTCAGTTTGCACTTTCCCTGCATACGAAGAGACAGGTGTTTCAGCAAGGCATAAGGATGCTGAAGAGCTCAAGAAGAGAGCTAATGAAGCATGGAAGCTGCAGATGAAGGACCGTCTGACAAAGAAATCTACTAAGGAGGAATAAGCCATGCTTAGAGCATTGATGCTTCGCAAGAAGATCAACGACACAAAGAAGGAAATCGAAGCTTTAAGAGCTAACGAGTCCGACTTTGAGACAAGAGCTGCTGACATTCAGAAGAGAACGGATGAAACAGCTCAGGCAATCGAAGAAGCTCAGACAGAGGAAGAGAAGCAGGCAGTCGAGGAAGCTGTAACAGCTATCGAGAACGACCAGACTGCTCTTGATGCTGATAAGGCTGAGAACGACAAGAAGATTGCTGACCTCGAAGGTGAAGTCTCCGAGATGGAGAAAGAACTCGAAGAGGTTGAAGACCAGCAGAGAGCAAAGGCTCCTGTTGCAGAGCCCGAGAAGGTTATCCCGGCAACAAATACAATTACAGAAAGGAACACAAAAAAGATGTTTAAGACCAGATCACTTAACAGCATGAGCATCGCTGAGAGAGCTGAACTCGTAGCTCGTGAAGATGTTCAGAAGACACTCGCAGAAGTTAGATCTCTCATCAAGGAGAAGAGAACAGTATCAGGCTCCGAAGTATTTATCGGTGTTTCGATCTTCGATCTCATCCGTGAGAACGTTATTGATTATTCAAAGCTTTACGCAAGAGTTAGAGCTTCCTTTACAAAGAACAACGGCAGACAGCCTGTTGAGGGAGCAATTCCTGAAGCTATCTGGACTGAAGCGTGTGCAGCAGTTAAGGAACTCGACTTGAGCTTCGGTTCTGTTGAGCTTGATACTTACAAGGTTGGCGGTTATTTCGCAGTTTGCAACGCAAGAATTGAAGACTCTGACATCGATCTCCTTGATGTATTCTCAGATGCACTCCTTCAGGCTATCGGTTTCGCACTCGACAAGGCTTTCGTCTATGGTACTGGTGTGAAGATGCCTACTGGCTTCGTTACTGAGATTGCTGACACAGCTTCTCAGCTCGTTACGATCGCTAACACAAAGAAGGGTAAGGACCTCTTCGCTGCTATCGTTCTTGCTGGTGGTGTTGCTGACGGTAAGATGAGCCGTGGTCGTATCACTTGGATCATGAACGAGAAAATGTATCGTTTCCTCAAGTCCGAAGCTGTTTCATTCAACGCAGCAGGAGCTATCGTTGCTGGTATCGATGGCACAATGCCTGTTGACGGTGGTGACATCGTTGTCCTCAACTTCGTTCCTGATAACAACATCGCTTTCGGTTATCTCGACCTCTATGCAGCTCTCATCAAGAAGGAAATGACAGTTTCAGTTTCTACAGAGGCTAAGTTCATCGAGGATCAGACAGTTATCAAGGGTGTTATGAGAGCAGACGGTAAGCCTGCAGTTCCTCTTGCTTTCGGTGCTATCGGTTACGGTGCAGCTCCGACAACAGAGGTTACATTCCCTGGACAGGACGATCCCGAGTCCTGATAGATCCGGAAAACTTGGAGGTATAGCTCATGAGTAATGTGATGTTAGAACGTTTGAAGATCGACATCGGTATTCTGAACAATACTACTTACGATCAGAGACTTACCAGTCTGTTGACGGTTGCTCAGTCGGAGGTCAGTAAGTTTGTCGGTGAAAATGTCGATGTAAATGACGATCGGGATGCAGAGCTCGTGATCGACTATGCTCGCTGGCAGTGGATATCAAGAAGGGAGCCGACAGCAATGCCGGCTTCCCTTAAATATCGTCTGAACTGCAGAGCTTTCGAGAGGAATATACCGTCAAGCTCTGAATCATGAAGTTATCGAGAGGTTAGATATGCAGGATGTTTCATTCAAGCTGATAAGCCGAGCTTATGTGAAAGATGCGACAGGTCAGATGGTTCCCACAGGAGAACCGACCGAAGCGAATGTCATAGGACTTCAGAAAAGTGTTTATCAGAACGAATTTTACAAGGCCGATCAAGCCGGAATACGAGCTGAAGGAGTTATTGAAATGAACAAAGCTGACTACAGTGGTCAGCCCAAGCTCATCCTTAACGGACAGCCTTATAGTATTTACCGGACTTATGAGCCGATGGACAGACCTGACACTATCGAGCTCTATTATGGCGAGAGGGTTGGAAATGGATAGTTTAACTGTCGAGATCAATAAGGTGCTTGCTCAATACACAAACGATGTCAATCAGACTGTCGACCAGATAATGAAGAGCAACGCTCAGGAGGCTAAAAAGGCTCTTACATGGAGCTCTCCTGCCCGATCCGGCAAGTATGCTAAATCATGGGCTGTTAAGAAACTAAAAGGACAATATATCGTCTACAACAAGAAACCGGGACTCACTCACTTACTGGAGAACGGACATGACATTGTTCGGAATGGTGTTAAGGTTGGTCACGCTCCTGCTCAAGTTCACATCCAGCCTGTTGAAGAGATGATCCAGGAAAAGATCGTAAAGGAGTTGGAAGAAAAACTATGACAGTCACTTCATTGATGGCTTTACTCACTGAAGCAAAGTTCAACGCTTTTTTCGGCAAGGCTCCGGACGGTACTGCTTGTCCTTACATAGTTTTGACAGACACATCAAATCCAAACTTTGCAGCCGATAACACGGTTTATAAAGAAACTACTTCACTCAGGATCAAGCTGGTCGAGAGTGAAGTCCACGACTGGTCTCTCCACGCTGTTCTCAAGAGTGTTCTTGACGGAGCTTCACTTCCTTACAGTGTTGACTTCGGTGAGGATTCAGAAGAGTCAGCTTGTGAGAGCTATTACGATATTAGGTTTATAGGAGGAATAACAAATGCCTAATGAGGAAAAGAAGGTCTTCTTCGGCCTTAGCAACGTTCATTACGCAAAGCTCCACGAGTCACATGACGACCAGGGCAACATCGTAACATCTTACGACACTCCTAAGAAGTGGCCCGGTGCGGTTGCTCTCGGACTTGATCCCCAGGGCAATCCTGTTGTCTTCTCAGCTGACAACGGAGCATATTACACACTCAGCAATAACAGAGGTTACGAAGGTGATTACGAGTGTGCAAGGATCCCTGATGATGTCAGAGTTGATGTTCTTGGAAACAAGACAGATGATGATGGCTTCATCGTAGAGACAGACAGAGACGAAGTTGATTATTTCGCTCTCCTGTTTGAGTTTGAGTCTGACTCAACAGCAACAAGATATGTCTTTTACAAGGTAAGCATCGCTCAGAGACCGTCAGTAACATCACAGACTGTTGATGTTAATTCGGACGCTTCTGTTCTTACCGAGAAAGCTAAGTTCAGAGCTGTTCCGATGGCAAGCACTGTCATGATCGACGGCAAGCCTTGCCATCTGGTCAAGTCCTTCTCAGGCAAGGATGTAGATCCGACAGCGTATGCGAACTTCTATTCAGCAGTTCACGTCCCGACATTCTCGGGTGGTGAATCATCCTGATAGAAGCCAATAAAACAGGCACAGGGGAGAGGTCTTCGGATCTCTCCCTTATTTTTAAAACGGGAGAATCAAGACAATGATAAATACAGATAATATCGAAATTAACGCAGCGTTTTATGAGCTGTTTGAAAACATCTTTCATGAAGATTTCTTCACCATCCTTGCAGACTTAAGACCGACCAACAGGATCAGATCCTTGAGAGAAAAGGCAACTGTCAAATATAAGGAAGTTGTCGAAGGTCAGGAGGTCGAAAAGAAAAAGACTGACATGACGAAGCTGGATGAGGAAGAACAGCGTGAGCTGATCGCTTATAACATGAAAGCCGGAGGTAAGATGAAGAAATACACTCCGAGAATTGCTTATATCGGAACGCTGCTTCATAAGAAACAGTATCACGGGAGCTATGATGATTTTTTAAAGTTCCTTGCTTCCTGTGATGTGTCGGATTTCGTCAATCCGACTATTTCAGCACAGATATGGGAAAAGATAAACGTTGACCAGGCTGTTCCGGATTCAGTAAAAAACGGATGAAGGGCGAGTCATCCACTCGCCCAATGACAACCTGTTTATTTCAGCTCAGAGCCTTAGAACTTGGCATCAGAAAACAAGATCTGAGGCTTTATTCATGCGGTGAAATTTTCGGAATCCTTGCAGAAAAGTCAAACGACCGCTTCAAGTGGCCTCGACTGGCTACACAAAAGGACATTGAAACTCTTTTCCCCAGATAAGGGAGTAATGAAACATGGCAAGCACTATAAAAGGAATTACAATTCAGATTGAAGGTAAAACATCCGGATTGACTAAAAGCCTGCAGGATGTTGAAAGCCAGATCAAGAAAGATGATGCTGCTCTTAAGAAACTCGACCAGGCTCTTCAGTTAGATCCGACGAATGTTGACCTTCTCGCTGCTAAAGAAGCTGTGCTTGCAGACCGAACAGAATTAACTGCTCAGAAGCTTGATATATTGAGACAGGTCCAGTCAGATGCCCTGACTGAATTACCCGAAGATGCACAGCTTTCAGCTTCTCAGATGGCTGAACTCTCGACAGAGATAGCACTGACAGAATCAACTCTGAATGATTTGAGCTCGCAGGCTGAAGAGGCTTCAGATGACATGACGGATGTCGGATCATCTGCTGAAGAAGCCGGAGCAGGAGTCGAAGACTCTTCAGAATCATTCGTTGATTTCGGTGCAGCTGCTGAAGAGGCTGGTGAGATAGCCGCAGCCGCTATGGATGCAGCCGTTGTCGCTGTTGAAGCTGTTGCCGCTGCTGCTGTTGCTGCAGGTGCAGCCATCGTCACATCAATGGTCGAGGGTGGAACTGCTCTCGTTAATGCAACGATGAACGCAAGTGCTCTCGCAGATGAACTGCTGACCACTTCGAGCGTGACAGGGTTAACGACTGACACTCTCCAGGAACTCAACTATGCCTCAGAGCTTCTTGACGTAAATACTGAGACCGTTACGGGCTCAATGACCAAACTTTTGAAGACAATGTCTTCAGCTGCAGACGGTTCGTCTTCTGCAATGGAGAAATTCGAAGATCTCGGTCTCTCCATCTATGATGCAGAAGGAAACCTCAGGAGCAGTGAAGAGGTATTCTGGGAAGCCATTGACGTTCTTGGACAGATTGAGAACGAAACAGAACGTGATGCAGCCTCGATGGAGCTTTTCGGCCGTTCAGCCCGTGAACTCAATCCACTCATAGAGGCTGGAAGCGGTGCTTTCAGCCAGCTCGCAGAAGAGGCTCACTCCGTCGGTTATGTTTTAGACGGGGAATTGCTCGATTCGTTTGGTGCTCTCGATGATAATATGCAGAGATTGGACAGCATCACTGATGCTGTTTCAAACTCTTTCGGACAGGTCCTTCTTCCTATTCTGACCGATATGAGTGGCGATGCAGTCGCTCTGATGGGTGACTTTTCAGCTGCTATGTCGGCAACGGGTGGAGACATCGACCAGATCGGAACCATCATTGAAAATTTCGCACCTCAGGCCGTTTCTCTGATTGAAGAATACATCCCACAGATCCTCACGATAGTCGAACAGGTCTTCAGTGCGATTCTTCCTCTGGTTGTAAGTCTTGCACCGCAGCTGATCACATTAGCAGGAAGCCTGCTCGAACAGGTCGCAATGTCGATCTCTGACAATGCAGATTCATTCCTGTCTGCTTTTGAGTCACTGTTTGTTTCTGTGGTAGATTCAGCGATCACGCTGCTTCCGGTTTTGATTCCGCTTGCAGTTCAACTGATTGAAACTTTGGCCAGTTCACTGCTTGATCCAGCAAACTTGCAGATGCTCCTTGACGGTGCTTTGCAGATAGTCATGACTCTTGGTGAATCACTGACGAATCCTGATAATCTTGTATTTTTGATAAATGCAGCTACATTGATCATAACAAGTCTGCTCGATGGCCTCACAATGGCCCTCCCGGTGCTGATTCCTGCTGCTCTGGATGCCATATTAACAGTGGTTGACACACTTTTGAGCAGTGGAAGCTTGAATCAGATACTCGGTGCAGCGTTGACCTTGATCACAACTCTGGCTTCAAGTCTTATCGATTATTTACCAGTTTTGATAGGTCGTTTGCCAGAAATCATCTTAGGAATAACTGAATTTTTGACGGGTGACGGTCTCCCGATGATTATTGAATCGGGTTTCACTCTCATCACTGGCTTGATCGGTAAAATGCCTGATATTATTGTCGCTATTTTGGGCGGTTTGGCTGAACTGATCGTCGGGATGGTTACTTATATCACTGGCGACGGAGCTGAAGACATTCTTGGAGCTTTCCAGGCTGCTTTTGATGGAATAATTGCAGGAGCTTCAACCTGGGGCTCTGACATCATTGGAAATCTTATTGATGGTATTTCCTCAATGTTCTCATCCCTGACGGGTGTGGTCGAAGATGCTGCAGGAATCATCGCCTCGTTCCTTCATTTCAGTGAGCCGGAAAAAGGACCTCTTTCTGATTTCAATGAATCCGGATCTGACATGATGAAGAACTACATTGAGTCGATGGAAAGCCAGAGAGCAGCCCTTGAAGCTGCTGTTGCTGAGACTGCTGAGATCGTCGCAGCTCCGTTTGATACAGATTACAGCATTGCAACGACTTCAAACGTTCATCAGACGGTTGACTATACTGGTGGCCTTTCAAGAATTGAACAGGCTATCACTTCACAGGCTGCATCGGCCTCGGAGGGTTCGCAGATCGTCATTCCGGTATATATCGGAGGTGAGCACGTTGACACTTTGGTCGTTGATGCTATTGACCGTTACAACTACCAGACAGGAGGTCATTGATATATGTTGGGGAACTATCTGACGTTTAATGACATAAGCTTTCCGAATCCTATCAATACTTCAAAGACTTCGAAAACTTTGGAAAACGTAAATCAGAGCGAAGCAGGAACGGATCTCGTTTGTGTCATCAGAGCCTCAAAATTGTATTGGGGAATGTCTTTCAATCTCACATCTGCAAAAAAGGAGATTCTTGAGCAGCTGTGTCAGGATGAATCCACTGTGATGACATACATGGGAAAGACATACACCGTCAGAGTAAGAAACTATAAAGAAAAACTTGTCGAAGGTTCAGAATGGCTGTCATCCATTGATGGCCTTTTCGAATGTTCGGTTGATGTTACGGAGTATTAACTATGATTCCAATTTCTGAAGCATACAGAACGAAGATGTTCGATCAGGTGCAGACACATGCCCTGATCGGAACCATCGACGGAATAGAGTTCACTGATGCAGACGTGATCGGTGTTTCATATACAAACAGATGCTCAGATAAAAAGGTTGCTCTTGGCTCTGTCAACATTGGAGTCTTGAAGCTTACTTTCTTGAAGGACCTTCTGAATCGTGGTGACTATTACGGAAAAGTGATCGAACTTTCTGATTCTCTCCTGGTTGGTTACGATGAGGAAGAAGATCCGATCTGGGAAGCAGTTCCGATCGGTGTGTTCTATGTGGGTGAGGCTACATGGACCGCTGAAGGTATGGTTGACGTAACAGCTTATGACTGTTTATCGAAGATGGACATTCCGCTTGCAATGGCTCAAACCAGCGGTTATCTGTATAACTTCTGCATGACTATTGCTCAACATACCGGAACGACCTTCGGAATGACTCAGGAAGAGTGTGAAGCCCTTGTCAATGGTGATGCTCTGATTTCACCTTATGAAGACAACGACATGACCACATACAGAGACATGGTCAGCAAGCTTGCAACGATCGTCGGAGGCTTCGCACGAGCTACACGTGACGGAAATTGGGAGATCAAACCCTTCGATGACACTCCTGTTCTGAGCATCGGCAACACTCGTAGGTTTTCCGGTGCTAAATATTCAGATTTCCAGACTCGTTTTGACGGTCTGTCTTACGAGGATGTAATGACCACAGGTGAAACTTTCTATATTGGAGATCCTGACGGGTTTGTGATGGAGATCGGAAACAATCCCTTCTTGCAGTATGGTTCTCCTGGAGTGGTCAAGGCCAGAGTGACAGCAATCTTCGAGCAGGTCAAGAAGATGAAATATACACCGTTTGATGTGTCTATGCTTCCTGCTTTCTGTGCTTTAGATCTGGGAGATGTCATCTCGTTCACGAATGACTACACCGGAAACACTTCAACGGGCTGCATCATGTCACTGACCTGGACTTATAACAAGTCATTCAAGGTCCAGTGCTATGGCTCAAACCCTAATCTGAGAAGTGGTCAGTCTAAATCAGACCACCAGAGTAAGGGTGCAGCTTCAGCTAATAAGGATGGCCGTATTTCCACTTATGTGGGTATGAACATTCAGCAATTCAACATCGACACGATCAAACAAGAGATCCTGAGAACGATGTTCACGACTTCATCACAGCAGGCTGTTCTGACATTGACGGAAGTCAAGTTCAATCTGACGGAGCCTGGAGAGGTTGAAGTCTATTATTACCTTAACGGTGAAGAGCTCGAATACATCCCAAAAGAGACTTATTCAGAAACAGGAGCTCACACGTTAAGCCTTATGTATCCGCTCGAAGGACTTGAGAAGGATAGGAAATACAGATTTGTCGTAAAGATGAGAACTTCAACAGGTTTGGTGATCGAACCTCTGTCTGCTCGTACTTATGTCCAGGGTACCGGATTCGACCTGACTGGTCAGTTCGATGGATATATTGAGGTTGAAGATGAAATCTTCCTCATTGGCTTCGGTTATCTTGAAACCTTCACGGCCAGTGAAACGGTTGTCATTAACGATGACATTGAAGCTCACAGTGAGACTGCAAGTGACAACATCAACTTCTATTCCATAGCTGCTATGAGCCTGGGTGGTGTTTCTGACTCAGTCACAATACTGCTCCAGGGTGAACTTCCTATCTTGTGTGAGGATGAAGAATACCTTCTGACAGAAGACGATCAAAGACTATTAACAGAATGAGGTGAAGAATATGCCTAAGATTTCAAACTTACCGAGTGTCATCACGGTTGACATCAATGATCTACTCGCTATCGTTTCAAAAGATAATCAGAACGTTGAGCAGACAATGAAGATCAAAATCTCAGAGCTGGCTTTGAAACTTAATAACAATATCGAATATGGTTCTCTTAATACGTCTGATAAGAAGATCCTGGGAGCCATCAACGAGGTTGCAGGTAAGTGGGTAAGTGGCACACTCACAGCCGGGAGCACGTCGCTCACGCTGTCCGACGCTTCCATTCTCACGACTTCGACAATCGACATATATGTTTCCGAATACGGCATACAGCCTATAAATGCGGTTGTTGCAACGGGTTCGATAACCTTGTCATTCCTTGCCCAAGCGTCTGATATTTCCGTGAAAGTGAGGATATCATAATGGCACTATATCACACTAATGTATTAGACCCACAAATTAAAGCCTTGCCGACAGTGGGCACGGCACAAGGTTCAGTGGCAAGTTTTGACACGGATATGACTGAAAACCTGATTGAATGTGTTGTTGATGTTGATACAAGTGCAACAGAAACATATTTAGTAAATATGGTTGACACAACATATAAAACATATTTTGAAGGTTTAACAAAAGGCACTT